AACAATGTTTCTTGATACATTTGGATTCTTATATTTAGATCTAGAAAATTCTTCAAATCCTCTAGAGGTAAAATAATTTAAATTGCCTTTTTCATCATATGAAGGTATAACAATCATATTAGAATAATGCCCGTGCTCACAATAACCAATTTGATATTTTAGTATATCATATTTAGTAATACCACGGCGTTTTAGGTAGGTTAAAGCGCGTCTACCAATGAGATTATTAGATGTCACATCAGTTAACGGAATAAATTCTTCAGGTAATTTAACCTGCTCTAAATTAACTTCTGTATGTTCTGATTTTGAAGTGCCTACTAAGGAATGTAATGCTTGAAGTTTATCTAATGGTACCTCTACATGTTTAAATAAACGAGTTAATTTTCTACCTTTAGTATTACATACCCAACAATGCCAAGGATTGTCACCTTTAGCATTTGTATCCATATTAACCTCAAGTTTAGGTTTATGATGTTTACAAAATGGACAATGGTATGCTCTGTTGTTTTTAGAGGTATTTTTACCTTTACCTAAAACAGAATCTACTAAAGTTATTAATAACTGATTTACCATACATTATAATGTATGGAGGAGAGCGTTAGGAGCAAAGTCTTTCTTAAAAAACTTACCTAATACATTATCATTGTAACTATTTACAAATAATACATTATATTTACATTGATAAGCAGTTTCCCAATAGGTAAGTTCTTTTTTAGTTCTTACCATTTTAATGATTTGTCTAGTGAATGCTAAGTTACCGCTTGTTTTTATTTCAGCAAGTATTTCTTTATTAGAACCCCAATATGTAGCCCAATCAGATTCTTTTTGTACTCTTTTAGTAGTTGCTTTTCTACCAGGACCTGATTGTTCAGCTAGTTCTTTTTTAGTAAGTTTTTTCTTTATGTTATGGTAAAGACTTTTTTTACCAATGTAAAATTTACCTGTTATTGTATTTTTGATTTCATAGATAAAACCAAAACAATCTTGTGGGAAGTCTTCTATTGTTTTAAATTCTTTAACTTCCACATTTTCATACCAAAACCAATTATTCATATTTAAAATCTTAAAGTAATACTTGTTAATAATTCTGTCTCAAAAGTTTTCTTAAATGGTTTAGGAAGTTTAGCTGTGGCCATTAATACACCATCATCATTATATAAACCAATAGAAGTAATGTAAGTTTGGGGATGGTAGTCAAATTGTTTAATTCCTAAATCTCCTGTACTTCCTAAGATAAAACTAGGATTCATAGAATAATTATACTCAAAATTTCTAGCTCTAATAAAAACTTGAATAGTAGGTGTCACGTCTTCTGTTCTAAGAGTAAAATCACTAGTTCCAGGAAAACTATTTAATAGTATTAATCCTACATCTGGGAGGAATAGTCCTTGTGTTGATTTCATTCTTGAACTTCCGTATGTGAAACCTCCTCCTGGTAGGACTGCTCCTGTCACTACATTATATGCTCTACCACAATTTAGTATTCTAGGAGGGTCCATATTACTATCATCTGTGTAATTACCTATACGAAAACTACCTGGTAGTAAAGCTGATTTATAGCACCCTCTAGCTATAGATATAACTGTAAAACTAGTTTGGTTAGCACCACCCCAACTAATAGGGGTATTTTTACACCCAGTGACAATATTTTGTATTGCTTCTACTCCATTGTCTGGGCCTACATTAGCTACACTAAATTGGAGGTTTCCTGTTCCAAGAGTATAGTTAGTTACACTCATACCAGCATTTGTAAAAGGAGTTGAACCAAAACTAGGAGCATCATCAGCAAAAGTACCATCAGCATTTTTCCAACAATTATTAGTAACTATCTCATTACTAATAACAATATCATCAGGGGCTATTCTTTGTAAAGGCATATTATCTATCTAAACTTACAATTATACTCATATCTGTTGTTCTACTTGTAGGTATAGGTAAAGCTAATTTACCTACAGCTAAACATACATTATTAGAATCATATAAACCTACAGCAGATATATAAGGAGCAAAACCTGAATCTGTGACGAAATCTTCAACAACACCTCCTAAGTCAGTAGGTTCACCATCAGCGGAAGCTAAATTAGTAGGTCTATCTGTTTTTAAAATTGTTGGATTACAAGAGTAATTAAATTCATCTGGTCTGATAGTACATTTATATTGAGTTTCATAAATAGTATTAGCTGATCTAAAAGAAGCTTGGCCTTCTCTTCCATCAGTAAAAATTATCATACCATGAGAATAAATAATCCTACCAACTATTGGACCATATATATCACTATTATCTCTCATATTCCCTTCTCCATCATCAACTGCTCCAGCACAAGTAACACTTCCTGGTTTTATATAATCTCCAAACTGTGATTTAGGAATACTAATTACTGATATTTCTGCTCCAGGTCCTGTAGGGAAATTCATAGGGGCGTAAAGCCCACTTTGAATAAAATTATCAAATCTGCGAATATTTAATGAGCTTGTAAATGAAGCTTCAGGATTTGGTATACTATTACTATAATATAATTGTTTAGCAGAAGCGTAAATTAATGAAGCTGATGGGAATGGGGAAGGATTAGTTTCATCATCATCAGATCCATATGGTACATTTTTTCCTTTAAGAGCAGTACCAGTACTAAATACATTACCGCTATAAGCAACTAATGGAGATATAATAATATCTTGACCTGTTAATGATTTGAAAGCACCCATTCATTTAAAAATCTAATTTAACACGTATTAAAGCTTCTTTAGTAAAGTCTTTTTTAAGTGGTTTTGATAATTTAGCCACAGCTAATAACTCATTATTATCATTATATAAACCCATTGAAGTGATAAAAGTTTGAGGATTTTGAGCAAAATCAGGATATAAAACTAAACCTAAACTACTAGACTGGAAGAAACTAGGATTACATGAATAATTGTATTCAGCATTTCTAGCTCGTATGAATACAAAGTCTGAGGTTACAGTTTCTTGAAAATTCATGTAAAATTTATTAATTGATGTAATTAGATTATCAGCAAAAGTATTCCCAGCATTTGAAGGTGGGTTTGTTGTTATACCACAAGCTCTTGGGTTTAAAATAATAGTGCCTATATCTGGGAGTAAAAATCCGTAAGATCCATTTGTAGCGGATGAAGGCATTGTCCCATTACCAAAACTACCTGAACCTAATCTATATACTCTCCCGCAATTAAGATAATCCACAACTGTAGAAATAGCACTATTATCAGTTATATCATGAGTTACATTACCTACCCCTCCAAGGCGGAGGCTACCAGGTAATAAAGCTTGTCTATAACGAGCTCTATTAAATGTTATGGCTAGAAAGTCTACTGAGTCATATCCTGAAAAATTAAAAGAAGCTCCTTCATCTTCCCCATACACAATATTTTTAAATTGATCATAAACAGTTTTTGTAGGACTTAAACCTGGGGATCCTGCATAGTAAAAATTTGAACCTGATCCAAATTTATGTCCATAAGCTACTGAGAATTGAGGTTCTCCATCTGAATAAGCAATGGTATAGTATTGTCCACTATCACTATTAACTTGAGTATTATTAATTGAGAAACTATCTAAAAAAGCTGAGGCTGTATTTGACCATACAGGAGCTGTAACAGATGCTGCACTAAGTAAAAAGTCTTGAGGATCTAATCTTGTAAAAGACATAGGTTAAATATTTTTATTAACTATTAGTATTTTTATTAAGGATAACAGGTACTACAGCTCTAGCTCCGCTGTCTCTACCCATAACAGTTAGAGAAGTATATAATTTATTAACTCCAGTTGGGAATAAAGAGTTAACAGTTGTAGCTGTTAAATTAATAGTTGTTCCTATAACTGTCTTAGAAATTTGAGCACCTACAGTACCAACAGAATTTAAATTAGTAGCATTAGCAGTATTAATTCCCACACCATTGACTGTATTAAATAATCTAACATCAGCAATTGTAGCTACATATCCTGATGATTCGTATGTTTGAGTACCACCTAAATAATTGAGAGTTTGAGGAGTAACAGCAACTGAGGCTCCTTGACCTAAGGATATAACACTAAATCCTAAATCAATAACAGGAACTTTAGATGATCCTCTAGGTAAAGTTGTAAGTAAATATTTCATGGCTTGAGTCTCATCAGGAAATGCTTCTAATAAAGGCATATTTTCAATAGCTGCTCCATAGAAAGCTGATCCTCTAGGATCATTTGGATTATAATTTGTATAATCAATTTCATCATCTGCTAAAGCAAATTGTGTGATTTTAAAAGATCCGTCACCTCTAGCTAAAGCAGCTCTGCCTGCTCTTGTTAAAATAGCATCAACTGTGACAATTGAATTATTAAGATATCCCATTTTTTATAGATTATTTTATTTATAAATATTATTGAATTATTTCTTTTTGTGATAAATCCGCAATTATTTTATCATATTTAGTTATTAATTCTTTAGAAGAAAACTCAGATTGGATTATACCTGAGTAGGCATTACCTTTAGATGTTTTAGGGACATTTAGAATAATATATCTACCATCATTTTCTATTCTATATATTGTAAAATGGTTTATATTTATACTACTAGAAACACTAGAATTAGTTCCCTCAAGTGTTAAATCTAAACTTGGAGCTATATCCATTTTTAATGAATATACTCCTATATCACCTGATCCAGATCTAGCTGATAGACCTATAATTCTATAAACCATATCTGGGTTATATTCAAATCTGATATAGTCTCCAACTCCTATTTCATTAAAAGGTATATTAGAAGGACTAAAACCTAAAAGTTGTTGATCAGGTGTTACAAGTTGGGCGTAATCTGTAGGAAAAATATTTTCTAAAGCTTCAGAAAAGGTAAGTCGACTATAACCAGCGTAATTCACACACCTTGAGAAATATGGACTATAGGCTGTATTAAAACCTTCTACTTCAGTATTAGGATAGTATTCTTGTTCAACTGAGAATAAACTATCATTATCTATACGAATAGGTCTATATGAGGCATTTGATCCTGAAGCATTATTTGATAGTTGAGATGTTACAACAAAAGTATCAGTTGTGTTAACATTTACCCATCCTGTTTCAAGCCAATATCCACTAGGATTATATTCATCAGTAGTTGAAGGAGTTATCCATGGTGAGGTGAATATACTTTGACCTGTAGTGTTATTTCTTATTCGAAACTGGATGCTATTATTTTCAGCAGCTGAGCTATTATAACTTCCTGCTGGTATGCCAGCGGGAACAGCATAATCTATTTGACTTAACCATATAAGTAAAGTAAATCTAATTCTTGTGCCAACATCTATTGAGGAAGTTATTGGCTGGATATATCTATAAGGATATATATGTGGGGGATTTGCGGGTGGAGTTATCAGTGTATTACTCCAACCTGTTTGCCATACAGGCTCAACGTATGATGCTGAATGTTCAATTGCTTTGGTTAAGATATATGAGCTTGCCCATTTATAACGAGCATTATAAAATGGTACAGTTGCTAAAGCAACATCAGGATTCTTAGGATAATAGAAACTCATAGTTTCTAAATAATCATTAGGTGTTTTACCTGTTTCTGTTGTCATGATATTTCTTAATGTACCTATACCTGTTATAGTATATGTACCTAATAAATCAGATTCTTCAGAAATATCTTGTTGTGTTGGATCAGGTTCTATTAATTTAATAATAGCTCTTTTCCCAACTTCAAAATTATCAAGTAAATTATATAACCCAATAGCTTCATCTCGAGGACTTCCAGCGGTTTTAGGTTCAGGATTTACAACATTTCCTTCAGTGTCAATAATGTATTTTATAAAATAGGCTGTGTTATTTGGAATTTCAGCTCCTGTACCTCCTATACCATCCCAATAAGCAAAGTAAGTTTGATTTTGTTCAGCTACAGGAAAATCAGGACGTGTTCCATAATGATAATTTTGATTATCAAGATTAGTAAAAGCATCTAAATTAGAATTATTATAAGTAGCCATATTTTATAACTAGGTATTTTGATAATTAATTAAAGTTCTGATATTATTTCTGAAGGTGCAGAGGCTGGTGGAGGGGATGTTGATGTACCTGAGCCTCCTGATCCTCCTCCACTAAGAGTTGTAGGTTTTTTAGGATTAAGAGGGGCAGCTACATTAAAATCAAATGAGCTTATTCTAGATCCATTATACCTAATATTAGACCATGAAGGGGAAGAATAATTTGAGTCTTGGACAGGAGCTCTATCAGCTATCCCATCCATTATAAGACTAAAATTAGATGGGGTAGATATTCCACCATTCCAACCATAATCTATAGCCATAATCTTATCTGAAAATTGAGGAGAATTAATAGAACCATAAGTTACATCATCATCATTTCCTACAAATCCAGCTATACCTGGAGTTAAAACGACTTCTGGGCCTGCGTTAAATATAGCTATTGTATCTAAAGCTACAACAGATATATAATATAAAAAATAATCAGGATAATTATAAGTACTAATAACATTAAATGTTAAAGGTCCATAATTAGTTGAAGGTATTGTCACAGATTGTAAATCATATAATAAAGGTGATATATCTTCATTATTAAAGATTTTACTAATCTTCATCATTTTATAACCTGTAATATTAGGTACACCATATATTGATACTAATGTTGCCATAATTTTTAATAATAAATATTAAATTTATATATTATCTGAATGTTGTAGGAGCATCAGGGGTAGTATTTCTTGTAGTTCTACCAGTTCCACCAATTGAAGTTCCACCTGATCCGCCTCCTGATGATCCTCCAGTATCAGTTGTAAGAGGTAAAACTGATGGTACAGTTGAAGTGAGTACTGAGTTTGGTGAGTTGATAACACCTAAAGTTGGTCCAAAATCTGGTGGTAGAAGAATATTAGGTGTATTAAATGTTAATTCAGTAGCGTCAAACCAAAGAGCTATAGTATTAGATCCAGGGTTACCACCGCTTAAAAATGAAGATGAAGGAATTGCAGAATTAACTACTTGGAAACCTAGAAAGGTAGGATTTATTTTTATTTTATTATTTTTATTAGCTTCTCCAGTTGTTATTATAACCGGTTGGTAAGGTAATTCTCCATTATAAAATTCAGCTTTATCACCATGGAAAGAACCAGTATATCCAAGAGGAGTTGGTATCTGCTCAAACCAAAATTGATCAACATTTGAATCAACTAACACACCAGATTTTATATTACTAAATGCTCTAAAGTTAAAAGATCCTCCTGTGCCCGCTTCAACTTGTCCTGAAGGGGAAGATGTTCCTATATATGAGCTACTATCTACATACGCTCTAGGGGCATCATGTTTACTTCTATTTAATAAATGTTGTTTAATAACAATACCTGATTTAAGATTTGTTTTAGCAGGGATAAAATCTTTAATCATTAAAAATAATGAGTTATCAAATTGTTTTATAACATTTAGATAATTTGAAAGATTATATGTATTACTTGATAATATAGTAGATGGTAAACCAGAGTAATAAGAAGAATAATTATTGAAATCATATATAGGATTAGCTATATATGTACCTATATCAAAAGTTGATGAGTTTTCAATGTAGGTATCAACATCATTTTGGGGTGAAAAAGCAATTTCTATTGTATTAACACTAGGGGCTAAACTTCTTTTAAGATTATAATTATACCAAGATTCTTGAAATGTACTTTTAACAGTTGATAATACTAATGGTTTATAAGTATTATTTCCATCTTCAGTAACTATAGGAACCATTGTAGAATAAGTTTTATTATTCTCATCCATTTCTAATGATGGGTAAATTTCTATATTATCAAAAGTAATATCTCTAATACCTGTTACAGATAAACCCCCAAAACTTGGGGTAGTAGGGCCACTATATCTTCCTCCAAATTCTCTTATAGTCAATACAGTGTTGGGGATCCCAAACATACTAATAATATTTTGCAAACCAGCTACTGTTCCTTTAGATTTTAATAAATAAGGTAAATTATGATAAATACGTTTATACATCTCCTTATTAACATCATCTAAAGGAATATTTAAAGCTTCTTGAGAAACAGATCTATAATCATTAACAATAGGGGAATTAACAGCTCTTAATTTATTATCAGGATTATAACCTATAAAAGCATTAAATAAGTCAATTGATGAAAAATTATTTTGATATACATTTAATCCAAATGATTTAATAGCATCAGCTACTAAATCTTTAGAAATACCATGATTTAAACGATTATCCCCATTATAACGATTTGAAACATCTTTATAATAAATCCATATGTTATCATAATGTTGACCCATCATATCAACAAAGATTTTATATGGATCATTTTGAGGATCTTCTTTTAAGTAATCAGGTATAGTATTAATTAAATAATCTTTATTATTTTCATCATAAAATGAAGCACTTTCTATTGAAGATGAGTACCAAGTATCAGCTTGAGGTGATCCCCAAGGTCGTAATGTATATGGAGGAATAGATGTAACTTTAGGATATGATGTTGAACCTGATTCAAAATAAAGATAATATTCAAATCCATCAAGATTCTTAATAATATCATCAATTTTATTATTTAAATATAAAATATTAGATTCAACTAAAGGTGTAGACGCAGCTAATTCAAGTGTTCTTACATCATTTTTATATTGTCTAATTAATTGTATTTTATAAACAAAATTTTCAATTCTAGATTTCGCTGAGGAGAAATGTATAAAATTTTCAAAATTAGAATAATCAATACTTATATTAATTCCTTTGTCAGCTAAATATGAATTTATTTGTTGATATGAAGATACTAAACTAGATGTTATTAATTGTTCATAATTAATAAGTTGAGTTGAGTTATTAGTTTTATCTTTTACAGGAATATTAAAATTAGCGCTTTTAATAGTAGCGTTAAATATCTTTGGTGTGACAATTTCAGGTTGAAATTGAACATTAAAAGCTAAAGGATCAGCTGGTTGAGTTACAATCCATAAAGGTTCTCTTAGAATGAATCTAGAAGGAAGAGGTTCATATAAATTAATTAATAAATCATATTTTTCTTTTGAATTATCAATTAAAACATTATTAGCTATAACTAAATTATTACTTCCAAAATTAAGATAAAAATCTTGGAAATACCCAGAATTAGGTCTATTTTTAAATTCAGTTACTAATTGTAATAAATCATCATTACTTACAAAATTAGTAGCTACTCTTAATTCTGTTCTATCCCCTGATATTTCTTTAATAAAATATGGTCGAGTGTCAGATGATGAGCTTAACTCATTTCTTAAAAATCTATATATTATATTATAATTACCTCCTGTAAATCCTTTATTTGTTAATGTTTTTTCAGGATCAACACTAACATTATAAGCTATTCCAGTAGCTGAGGTATAACCAGCTGTAGTTAATCCTTGAAAAGACTGATCAGTTATTTGAAAAGTTTGATCAAAAGAAATTATAGTACATTCAGCATATTCTCCTTTACTTCCATCATTCCCCCAAAATGAATCTACTACTTCTGAAGGTATAGCATTTAAATCTTGAGTAGTATAAGTTTGTAATTGAAGTGTTTCTGAGTCAATTCTATTAATTAAAGCCTTCATTATATAGTAGTAGAGGGTAAGTTAGTATTTAAACTAGATGTGACTTGTAGATTTACAATCTGTTGATTTAACTCTAAATTTTGCTTTCTTAATTCTGTTATCTCATTTAATAAAGCTTGAGTAGTTTCATCAGTTTGATCTAAATTAGCATAATCACCACTTATTTGAGCTAAATAAGCATGAGAATTAATATCTCCTTGAGCTGGGATATTGTAGAATATAGCAGTATATAGATTAAAAAATTCAGGGACACTGATGGTATCTTCTAATAATGGGGTAGAAGTAACTGAAGATGGAGTGGTTGATCCTATAGAAGTATCTATAGCATTTTCATAAGCATCTTTTTTAAAAACTGTTCTATTTAGAGGATATTCAGCCATTTATTATTTTAAAATAATAATTATCATCAAAAATTAATGTTGAACCATTAATGATAGTTTTAATTAAAATTTTATAATATCGTTCAGGTTCTAAACCATTCATATAAAGTGTAAAATAACTACCTTGTTCATCAGCACTTAATTGAGTATACTGATTGTCGTAATCTACAATAACTTCATTAGTATCCAAGTCTCTTATTGAAAAATATGAAGAAGTAGGTAAATAGTAATTTTGAGTATAAAAAGAAGATGTTTGGAATGATCTTGCGGGGTATGTTGGTCTGCTATTAATTCTAAACCTATTTATACTTTCAGGATAAAAAATACCTGGGTTTTCATTTAAGGCTATAGTAGCGTTAGTAGCATTTAATATAGTGGTAGAAGATGAACCTGTATTCCAAATATAATCTCTCCATCTAAATTCTAATTGAGGAGGATAAATAGTATGAGTATCTCTAGAAAAATACTGTATTTTGTTTTGGTAATTGTCACCATCAATAAACTCAACAGCTTGTTTAATTATTAAACCATTATTATCTATAGTGCCACTATACCATGCTTTAATTATATTAGTGATATTAACATCAATATCACTAGATTCAGTATAACTAAAACTTTGAGTTGAATATATAGGTGATACACTAATATTTGAAGAACTATAATACCAATTACCTCCACCTAAAGTACCACTATATGAGGCTGTTACATTAACAGGATAATTACTAGTCACCCAAGCATTACTACCAGAATATGACCTCCAACCCCAACTAACACCATTTTGAACTTCAGGAGAATAATTATATTTTCCTGTACCCATATTCCATGAACCAGATATAGGGTAAAATTCAAGTTTAGTATCTAAATTTAATCCTTCTAAAACAGCTATATATGCTTTAAAATTAGCTTGCCATTGAGATCCATTAATTTTATTATTAATTATATCATTTATTTCAGTAGAATTAAATTGGACTAAAAATCTACTAGTCTGGGGTTCAGCTGATGAATTTTCAATGGTTATGGATGACTCTATGATTTCATCTAATCCAGTATTTCGACTAGGATATAATGAATAGATAGTAGCATCTTTAACAGGAAATATTTTATAAACAGCCATTTTTTATTATAAATATAAAAATTAAAAAGATACAACACGACCTCTGATGTCACTATCAGGGTATTTAACTTCAAAAACCATTGGGTCAACTGAGGGGTAAACCACGTTACCTGTAGTGGCACCTGGAATATCGTAAGCCCAGGAAGAATATCTATCACCTCCAACTAAATTAGTGACTCTAACATCTTTAACTGTTTGGACTCCATCTATTTTATCTAAAAGTACAGCTATATCTTTTAATAAAATTGGTTCATTCATTTGCCAATTTTCTATATTAAAATAATCTTTTAAAGCAGTTATACATCTAAATAAAACATCATTACTATTACTATTAGGTAATACAACTATATCAAAATCAACACTAATATTAATAATATACCCATCTTTTATTTTAATAGAATCATTAACCATTCTATATTGAGAAAGATATGTTTTTAAATTATCTTTTAAAGTAGTTGAAGCATATTTTAATTTCTTACTACTATCATATGCTAACACATATAAATTTGTAGCTGATAAAGATTCTCCAGGGAGTAAATTTTCTAGTTTTTCTGGTTCAGCATATACTTTAGCTATTGATCCATATTGAGAAGGTAAACTTAAAGCCCTAACAATATAATCAGCTTGGGTTACTGTTCTTAATTGGGCCCCAAATACACCTAAAGAATTAAATCTTATTTCATCTAAAGTATCTCCATCTGATCCACCAGTAGCTGATGTTGTATTAGTTATAGCTAATGAACCTAAAACATCTTTTCTTATCACACTATCAAGGGCTGTTCCAACAAATGTTACATTACTTAGATCTACTATTGAATTAATGGAATTAGCTGGTACATTGGCTGCTATACCTCCACCAATTAAATATCTAATTGTTAGAGTAGTATTAGATGGAGCTATACCATATGTGCTAGTGAATAAAAAATTAGCTGGATCAAAAGCTACATATTGGAATTCTTCAGTATTTCCTGTTAAGGATGAACCTATATTAGTTGGGTTAGGAATTATTTGTTCTTCAACATTAGCTGTAGTAGTACCAGCTCCAAATTGGATTTGTAGGGTAGATGGAGATAAAAATCGAGATACAAATCTTCTAGGTATTTTTTTTAATTGTAATAAATAAGGCACCTCCCCAGAATCCCCAGCAGTATTAGCTATGCCTTCCATATACATCTCTTGGGCTAAATATGGTACCTCATACCATTTATTACCTTCACTATCTGTGATATCTAAAATTTGGATAATATTAGAATCATTAATTTCAATAGTTTGAAAGCGTTGGGGGGTAGTAAATGAAAAAGTTTTTGTCACAATAGTAGCTGATGTGACTGTTCGAGATTTTTTGAGAAGAAAATAAGCTGGTGTTGAACCAATTAAGGTTAAAACACTAACATTTGTAGGATCAGAAGGAGTGTTAACTGAAAAATCAACTGTATCTTTAAGTAAAAATGTAGCAGCATTAGCTGATAGAGATGTATTAGCAGCTATTGATAAAGCATAACTATAATCAGGTTCACCAGCAGTAGCTGGGACTTTTTGATAAAAATCAACTGTAGCTGTAGCAGCTCCTGTTACTTTAGGTTTATAACCTAACATATAAGCTAGAGAATAAAGATTACTTTCTTGTCTAGCATATTGAGCAAATGTTTCTTGAATTTGATTATCAAGATAAAATGATAAAACATCACCTACATAAGCTGACATTTCTAAAAACAGCATTCCTGGGGAAGCAGGGGAAAAATCTGTTATAGTATTAGGGTAGTATGTTCGAGCATAATCAGTTAAAGATACTTTAAAATCCCCAAAATCTTTATTTAAATATTTTATATCTCTATTTTCAGCTGCCATTATAATAATATTTGGATGGTTTGAATATCTCCATTATATACAGATAAACTTAAAGATAACTGAATAGTATTATCGTCTTGTAATGGATTTAATGTTAATGAATTTATAGTAACATTAGGAAAATTATTTTGAATATCATTAGTTAATTTAATTTCTAAAGCTTTTAAAGTAGATTCATTTATATCTTCAAATAAAAATTCTCTTAGATTAGAACCAAAATTAGGGTTTAATACACGTTCTCCTTTATTTGTTAATATAAAATTAACTATATTAGATTTCATTTGATCTATTGTTGTATAATTTAATTTAAATACATCAGTAGAACTAAAAGGTATAGCTACTCCAATAGCTACTCTTTTACTAGTTTCTAAGGCACTTTTAT